GAGCAGGTTGATGGGCATGCCGGTCCGTACCTGGGCGACCATCGAGCGCACGGCGTCCTCGGCGTAGCGCAGTGGTGGCACGACGAATGTGTTGTTGGCGACGCAGAAGGGTCGGTCGGCGAAGGCACCGGGGCGGCCGAGGATCGTGTCGTACATGTTGACGACCTCGTGCACGTGCTCGGGCTGGAAGAACGACGTGCCGATCGGTTTCGTGGTGCCCATGGCGATGGCGTAGGCGGTGTTCACGTCGAGGTCGCGGGCTTCGACCATGTCGCGGGGGACGAGGGTGCGGACGTGGAAGTGGATGTGCTCGAGGGTGTCCACGAGTCGGGCCACGTCGTAGATGTCCCGGAGGTCGGAGGGCCGGTGCTTCCGGGTCTCGTGGTCCCAGACGGAGACGGCGGCGCCGGCGGTGCCGAAGTGGACCCGGTCGCCGCCGACCTCGATGGAGCGGTTGTCGTCGAGGCCGTGCCAGGTGAAGGACTTGGCGGCCATGCCGATGATCTCCTCGACGAGGCTGCGGGGGAAGTGGAGTCGGTCGTCGTCGTCGAGCCAGCCGCCGGCGGGGACGACGACGTCGATGAACTCGGGGATGGGTCCGCCGATGCCGTATTCCTCGAGGAGGGTGAGGGCGGTGTCGTAGTCGACGACCTCCCCGGAGGTGGTCCTGGCCGTTGTCAGGTCCAGGCCCCGCTTCCAGATGTCAGCGAAGGTCAACTCGCGGCGCTCGGTGCGGCCACCGAGGAGGCGTCGGATCATGAGTCACCTCCGTCGAGCGACCAGGCGGCCCGGAATACAAGGCCACCGGCCACCATGAAGGCGAGCGGAGGCCAGGCCAGGTAGATCCCGTAGACGATGAGGGCGAGGCCCACGCCGGACAGCGCGGTGGTCAGCCATTCCATGGGGGCTCCTAGAACGCGGTGGGGCCCCGATGCCGGTGGCGGTTCAGGACCACGTTGACGTCGGGGAGAGGGGTGGGGCGGTTCATGCCCGGCTGGGCCAGTTGGATCTGGCCGAACTCGGACTGGACGCTGATGGCCCGGTCGGGGATGCGGGAGACCTGCTCCAGGAGGTGATAGCGGGCCAGGGTGCGGGCTGCCCAGCGGATGTCGTTGGGCGCCACGGTGACGACCCCGGCCTCGTACTCGATGACGACGAGGTTGCCGGGGTTCGTGTAGGTCCAGACATCGGACTTGCGCTGCATGGTGCCGTCGTCGAACAGGGCCGTGTCGGTGATCTGGGAGGCGGTCAGCGCCGTCCCGTTGATCGAGGCCGACAGGAGGGTGGCGGGGAACATCTTGGACACCCGGATGGTGTCCGAGTTCGTGCCGTTGAGAACCTCGCGGTGGTACCGCTGGGTCCAGGAGACCCCCGTGTAATCGTCGATGATCGCCGTGGCGTAGTCGATGGCGTCGATGAGGTCGGCCAGGGGGAAGGTGGTGGCCTCGCCCAGGATCGAGTCCATGGCCCGCACCTCGGCGGGCGTGGCGTACCAGCCACCGACGACCTCGTGGTGGGTGTCGAAGGTCATGGCCGAGCCCCAGGTGCCCGACCAGGTGGCCGTCAGTTTCTTCAAGTTGGACTGGGCGGCCAGGGAATAGGTGTAGACCCCGGACCCCGCCGAGGTGGTGGCGGTGGCCGAGGCGACGACGGTGGTGCCCGCCTCGTCCACGATCCCGATGGTCACCGAGCCGTCGGCGTCGGTGGCGGTCTCTCCTGAGTAGAACGTGGTGGAGAGGGTCTCGACGGTGTCGCGGAGGATCTGGCGAGAGTCAGTTGAGGGGTCGGCGTAGTAGGCCAACGGGGACTCCTACTCGACGGCGGTCTCGACCGCCTTGGTGTGGGCGGCCTTCTCCACCTTGGTCTTGCGGGTTGGCGTGACCTTCTCGGCGATGCCAGCAGCCGCCAGGCGGGCGGCGTCCTTGTCGTCGGCCCAGTCGGTGCGTTCGCCGGGGGCGAACGAGCCGTAGGTACCGGAGATGGACTGGAGCAGGCGGATCTTCATGGATGACTCCTGGGTGGAGGGATGGGACCCCGAGAAGGGGCCGGGCCGAAGGGGAGACCCGGCCCCAACTCAGGAGCAGGTCGTCAGGACTAACCCTGGATCAACTTGCGGAGCGCGTTGGTGTCGACGAGGTTGCCGCCGCCACGCACGATGAACCGGACCGACACGAGGTCAGAGGTCCACTTGTCGGCGTTCGTGCTCTCGACGCGGATGCCTCCAGCGATGCGGGCGAAGTAGCCCCGCGTGAAGTTGCCGTAGACCACGGTCTCCAGACCGCTGGTCATGGCCGACATGTTCGTGTCGGCGTAGACGGGGTTGCCGAGGATCTCGTCCGGTGCGGAGACCAGGCCGGGAGCCCAGATGTAGACCCCGTTGGAGTCGACCAACTTGCGGACGGCCTTGACTGTGGAGTCGTTCATCACGAACGCCGCACCCTGACGGTATGGAGCCGTCACTGAGTGCTGGAGGTCGATGAGTTCGTTGGCGGTGATGGCCGTGGCGCTGGCCGCCGTGACTCCGATGGCGCAGGTGCGGAACCCGAAGGGGCGTGACGAGCCCGATCCCGTGGTCCATTCGGCGGACAGGGCGCGGCCGACTGCGGCACCGCCCTGGTCTCCGACGAAGTTGAGGACGTTGAAGTTGCCAACGCCCTGGTCCTCGATGAGTTCGGTGGAAACGTCCACGATGGCGGCGAACTTGTACGTCGCCAGGGTGGCCTGACCGAACGCCGGATCTGACTCAGCGATGGTGCCGCCCTCTGCCACGAGTGCGCCCGTGGAGTAGGAGGTGACCGTTGGGATGAGCATGTCCTCGCCACCGGCCGTCTGGAGCAGGGTGGCTCCGGCACGAAGGGCAACGCCCTCCTCGGTGAACTTTTCTACGACTCGGTCGTAGAGGACGTCGGTGACCAAGTTGCCGCCGGTTGTGGCGCCTGACTTGACCAAGTCCCGGTATTCACCGATGGACTCGAAGGAACGGATCTCACCGTTGAGCAGAGCACGGAACAGGTCACGGTCGCTCCGCTTGGGATCGACGGCTACCTCGGCCGGTGTGGTCAGGTCGTTGTAGGCCCGGAAGGTCTCCAGGGCTTCGACGGCCTTGGCCTCGCGCTTGATGGCGTCGAGACCGGTCTGGATGCGGGAGTCGAGGGCGTCGATGGCGGTGTTCTGCCGCTCGTACACCTCGGTCTCCTCGGCGGTGAACTCGCGGTCCTTGGCCTCGGTGGCCAGTTCGCGCAGAGCGTGGACCGCCTGCTGGCGTTCCTCGAACGCCCGCTGGATGTCTGTGGGGGTCATGAGTTTTGCTCCTCATGGTGAAGGGATGGATGGGTGCTGATGGGGGGCGCCCGGTCAGCGGATGGTCCCCGGATGTCGGACGACGGAGTGGGTGTCGCCCGGCTCCGGCTCGTCACTGGTGGGGAAGATCAGGTCGCGGAGGGTGTTGGCCTCGGCGGCCTGGATGAGATCGGTGAGGTCGAGTTCCCGGTCGTCGGCCAGGGACCGGAGCGACGCCTCGGTTGAGGAGTACGCCGGGAAGGTGACCGGCCCGACATCGCGCAGGGCGACCTCGGTGAGGGTCCTCAGGGGGTAGCCGTCCTCGGTCTCGGACCACTCGTCGGAGATCGTGCGGAAGCCGAACGACGAGCCGGAGATGTCACCCCGGCGGAGCAGTTCAGCCACGTCGCGGCCCAGCGAGGTGTTGGGCAGGTCGACCTCGTAGCGCAGGCCGTGGTCGTCTTCGGACAGGCGGAGGGTGCCGGTCGACGAGCGACCGAGGAGGTGGTCCGGCTCGTGGTTGAACAGGGCCCGAACGTCGGACTGGTTCAGCGTGGAGCGGAAGGTGGCGGGCGCTACCCGTTCGACGAAGCCGCCCAGGTTCTGGGACA